CCGGCGGCTGTAAGCAATTCGTTTTCGCGGCGCAGCTGCTCGACGTTCTCCTCCCAGTCCCCGCCGCCACGCTCGCGGGTGACCTGCTCATGCGTCTTGATACCGCGGTCGATCAGCAGCAGATCGGCCTTTGCTTCCTTCAAGGGATCGAGGCTGCCCTGTACGGGGCCGATCCACCGCGCCTCTGCCCAAGACAGGCGAAGCAGGGGATCATCAAAGAAGCCTGTTGCCCGGACACGCCGGAGCGCGACCGCTTCGGCAAGCCAAAGCTCGTAGACCGGCTGGCAGAAATCGTCCACGAACCAGGCGCGCTTCATCTTGAACGCCTCCCAGGCTTCAAGCAGCGCGCCGCGGCTGGCGCTGTAGGAGCTGTTGAACTCCTTGCTGATCACATCGTAGGGGAGCTCCAGGGCGGAGCCGATCAGCCGAACGAGCGTTTTCATGAAGGTCTCAAATCCGGCGGTCGGGATATTGGGATTGCCGAACTCGATGCTCTCACCCGGCGAAAGGTGATTGACCGTGCCCGGTCCCATTTCGTACTCGTTCTCGCTGTCGGAAACTTCGTCGATCGGACCACCGTCAAGGTTGATGCCGTCACCGGCTGTCATGTCCCCGGCTCCCACTTCATTGAAGGGGATCTCCATGGGGTTGGTCTCGGTCTTGATCCACGCCGTGAAGAAGGACTGAACCAGCGCGGCCATGAGCTCGCTTTCCGTGTAGCGGCGCAGCTGCAGAAGCGGCTCGATGACCTGGGCAAGGTACGGAACGCCGCGGTACTGATCTGGGCGCTCGGCGTCCATGATATGCAGCACATTCGGAAGGTGGGTCTTTTCACCGTAGGCAAGCACGCGCTGCCACGTCAGATCGGCGCCGGTGTATTCCCTCGGGTACCCGCTGCAGATGTGATAGGCAACCACGCGGCCGTCATCGTCCACCTCTACGCCGTCATAGATCATGTGCCCGGCCCCAGGCTCCCCCTCCGGAATCTTCCCGGAAGTGATCGAGCCGTCGATCACGCCGCCGCGGTATTTTGCCGGGGTGGAAACGCGGTCTGCCTCGATCAGATGCAACCTCAAAGAATACGGATTGAGCGGTGTCGGTGCCCTGCGCTTGATCAGCACAAACACGTCTCCGCTGGCCAGCCAGGATTTCAGTGCAAGCTGCTGCAGCCCGAAAAAGCTATTCAGCCCCAGCGCGTCGCAGTTCTCCCTTTTGCACCACATGCGGAACTCCGCCTCGGTGTGCCGCTGCCAATCCTTCGCGGCGTCAGAGGTCATTCCGAGGAGCTCATAGTCCAGGGTGCTTTTCAGCGTCAGGCCGGTACCGACGATCTTTGTGCGGTTGGTATTGATCGCAGCGGTAGCCACCGGCGAGCTCATATAGAGCATTCGTGCCCGCTGCCGCAGCGTGGAATTGTTCCGGTTGATATCTTCATTCGGCGAGCCGCTGTCGGGGGTAAACCCCTTGAGCGCCCGCCGCGTGGTGCTGGCACCGGCTTCGCTGTACCCCTTCACCTGGGGCGCGCGTCCATTCATACTGATCGCCTCCTGAGTTGATATATAAAGCAGGCGCCCCGTGGCGAAAGGAGCGACAAACTCCACGGGGTACCTGCTGACAAAGCCTCGGCCTCCCGGTCGCGGCGATTGCCCGAGATCATTTTCGTGACGCCACGAAAAAGGTGGCCGCAGCCCTGGGGAGCATCCCGGAGCTGCGGCCTGTATTCGCTTATGGCCTTTTCTCATTCCCTCCGGCGCCGAAGGGGGAGCTTTCACCGTCTTCATATCTCGGTGGGCCCGGCGTTCATAGAACCAAAAGTGTCGGTTTTTGATTTTACCATCCACGAAGCCCAGGGCTATCGTGCATGATAAAACCAAAGATGCACGTTACCAGTCACGCGGAACGATGCCGAAAGCCTTGCGCGGACGCTTTCCCTCCAGAGCGGCGGTCAGTTCGTCGATCTTCTGTTCGCACTCTTCGAGCTCGTTCTTCAGCGCCGGCAGATCAAAGCGGGTGAGCTGGAGATCGTCGATCATGTAGCTCTTGACTCCGCTCTCGATCAGCGCAACGTAGGCGTTCTGGAGCTTGTCATGTACGCCCTGCCAAAAGGAGAGCCGTTCTCTGATAATCGTTCTGTCTGCCATAGGGCACCTCACCATTCGTCATATTGCAGCTTCTGACTGCGTCCCTTCTTTTTCTTTCTCGGCGCCGCGGCCTGTGCGGCCGGCGCGGAAGGAGCAGCTGCGAGATTCTGCTTTGCGGCTTTTAGCCTGCGGTCGATCTCGTCCAGGTTGGCCGGAAGCGCCTTGAATGCAGCAAGCGCATAGTTGCGGCAGTCCAGCGCCTCGTTCCTCTCATGGCCGGGGATCTTCTTCCACGTCCATGGCTGCTCCTTATTCGGATCATAGACCTTGACCTCGGAGAGCAGGCCTTTGAAATAGCCGCCGCCGTAATCGTCACGGCGCGGGAAATGGCAATACTTCGGCCCAGGCGTCTGGACCTTCAGATTGTCCATGATGATCTCCTTGCCGGAGTCAACGCCGAGTTGGTATTGCCAAGCGGTACCGACCGCCACGTTCCGTATCATGATCTTCTGCTTCTTCGGTGGAGCAGTATAGGGCTTATCCTGCCCGGGCATGCCCTTGATGCAGAACAGCTTTTTGGAGAGCCGCGCCGCACAGTGCTGCCGGACTTCCATAGTGAAGTGACCGCCCTCGTCCATGAAGTTCATGGAGCTGCGCAGCCCGATCCCGCCCTCGAAGCGGTAAACATGATCGAGCACATCGTCAAGCTGGCGCCAGGTGTCCTCGTCGTCGGGGCGGCCCATGATGATGCCTTTGCGGATGCCCCAGGTCTCCCCGAAGTGGCCGTGGCCAACGACTTCGTATTCCAGGCGGTCGTCTTGCGTGTCGATGCCGCAGGTCAGCACCAGTACGCCCTCCGGCAGCTCGATGTCGCTGCCATCCTCGCGCTGGCCGTATTCCTCCCGGCGCGCCATCAGACTGTCTTCGTCCTCCAGGTCGCCGCGATCCTCCCACAGCTCGCCGAAGCAGGTGTTGTAAACGACCTGCATTTTCCGCGTGCTGCCCATGGCGTTCAGGTACTTGATGATGATGCTTTCCCACGTCGCCCACTGGCTGACAAAAGCGTTCAGCCAGAAAGACCGCGTCCCTTGCTCATAGGCCGAGGGATTGGCAGCTTCCCACCGCGCCGGGGCTCGCTTCATCGTCCATTCGTCCGATACGCAGCCGCAGCCAGGGCAGGCGTAATAGATCTTCGTGACCGAGTAGGTCTTCTTCCCGGCGACCACGTTCTCGTCATACTCAAAGCGGATGTCCGCCCACTGTATTTCGTGATACTCCCCGCAATGGGGGCAGCGGCTTTTCCACCGCTCCATGGTGCCGGTCGAATACGCAGCCTCGATCGCAGAGGCGTTCTTGATTGTCGGCGTCGATACCTCGAAGGCCATGCTGTTGTAGAACGTCGTCTGCCGCGCCATGGCCAGATCCCACGGGTCGCCCTCGTTGCCGGCGCTCGTCGCCCAGCGGTCGCGCTCGTCACCGAGCACATAGCGGATCGGTTTCGATGCCAGGGCGTGGGCCTCGGTGCTTCCGCAAAGGGTGAGGATGCCGCCGGGATAGGACTTCTGCAAAATCGTGTTGTTGCTGTCCCGGCTCTTGGGATCGGCGACCTTCTTCCGCAGCGTGGGGCAGTCCCGGATCATCGGTGCGATACGGAGCTTGGAATACTCCTTCGCGTCGATCGTCGTGGGATGAACGAAAAGAATACTGCCCGGGTCCTGGTCGATGATATACCCGATGCAGTTGTTCAGCACTTCGGATTTGCCGACTTGGGACGCAGCCACCATGACGGTGTGCCGCACCTTCGGATCGGTAAAGGTGTCCATGACCTCGCGGAGATACGGCGTGCGCTCGGTGCGCCACGGGCCGGGCTCGGCAGAGCTCTCGGAGGAAAGGCGCCGGTTTTTCTCGGCCCACTCCGTGACGGTGAGATCCTCCGGAGGGACAAGACCGGCCAGGCAGCCGGTGATCAGCCGATCAAGCCGGCGGGCGTCTGCGCTATTCGTCATCATTGTCACGCTCCGACCAGTCTCTCCGCTCGCGCACCCGCTCCTCATATTTCTTCGGGTCGTAGTGGTAGCCCGCCAGCTCGCGCATGATCTTGTAGACCTCGCGGCGGATCACGTCGCTGGCCTCGGCGGGCGTGTCGCAGCTGGCCACGTCAACGGCCAATCTTCCTGGCAGCGCCATAAGCGCCCCGCGAATGGTGTAGACCAAATCCTCTGTGATTGCGGCCACGTCCTCGGCACGGTGCATGAGCCCTTTCAGCTCCTCCGCTTCGAGCTTTGCGACCATGGCCTTGCTGGCCTTGATCTGTACCTCGGATTTCCGCCGCGCTTTTTCCAGCTTCTGATCTTCCTCGTCCACAGGCTGCGCCGTGGCGTTGGCATGCCAGAGCTGGACGTTTTCGATCAGCTGATAGCGCCCGGCACCGTTCTTCCGGAGAACTCCGTCCTCCGTGAGCTGCCGGACGCGCCGACCGGTGAGCCGAAGGACGGCAGCCAATTCCGCCGGGCTGACTTCGGTTTCCTCGGTGATCTTCTCGGCGTTTTCTGCCATGTGTCCTCGCTCCTTCTCTGTGAATTGGGGCTGGCGGCAGGTGTCGAACCTGCGACCCGCTGTTTACGAGACAGCCGCTCTACCGTCTGAGCTACGCCAGCATAATGCAGGGCTCACCAGAATTGCACTGGAGCGCCGGAGATGACGGCGAGACCCTTACCCTGCATGTGGTCTTATCTTTGAGGAGGTGCACGAGCGGCCAGCCATGGGCAAACTGACCGCTTTTATCACAACTTCCGCCAGAAAGGTAGAGCGGAAGCGGACAGCATTGAAAGTGTACTTGTATGAAATACCGGATTTGATGCAAGTTTCGGTGGCAAAAACAACGGAAGGGCGGAACGGAAACACCCGAAAATTCGCTTGGTAACTGACCGTTTTTCGGGGTCGACGAGCCCGCGACGCTCGGGGCGGGGCCGTCACAGTACCTTTTTCGCGGTTGCAACAGCTCTCTTCGCCCGCAGGAGCGCGTTCCGCTGCTGGGGCGTGTTCTGCCCTGGCTCGCCGTCGCCTGCTTTCCTGCGCGCTCTAATCGCTCCATGCGACGCTGTCAGACGCGGGAAAGGATCTCGGCGCGGGAGTACGTCTGCCCCTGTACCATCATGTTGATGAACTCCTCCTTGGAGAAGTCCGAGAGGCGGAAGATCTCTTCCGGACGCATGCCGAGCTGCCGCGAGATTTCCTTCACGTCTTTGCCCTCGTCGAGCAGGCTCTTGACGATTGCTTTCATCGGCTCCAGCAGATGTGTGCCGCGAGCGCGGTTGTGCGTGATCGTGCCGTACATGTCCTCGCTGCGATCCCCGTGATGATCCACGATGACCACCGGGACTTTGCCTCCCAGCTTCGACAGCAGCGGCTCTCTGCCCGAGACCGTCCAGCGGTGGAAGCCGTCGATGATCGTATAGTCCGGCCGGCACACAATAGGCAGGGTCCATCCGTTGGTGAGGATTGATTGCACGAGCAGCTTCAGGTTCTCCTCCGAGACTTTGTTCGGGTTGTAGTCGTTGGCATGCAGCTGTGAGCGATCCACCCACTGCAAAGAGCCCAGCGGTGCGAACAGGTCAATTTCAGCCATTGTTCTCACCACCTTCCACACGAAACTGCTTCGCGTATTCGGCATACGCCCCGTAGACGTTCTGGTACACGGCGCGCAACGTGCGGAGCTTGGGATCTCCGGCGATCAGCGCATCGTGCATCTGCTTATAGTCCTTGGGGCGGGCCATGCCGTCCACCTTCGTGAAGCAGCGCCGGTATTGCTTGGCCACGCGGCGGGTGGTGTCGTTGGTGAAGTGGCGGTCAAAGTCCTCGAAGAGCATCTTGCGCACCAGCTCCTTGAAGTCGCGGGTGTCGCCGGCCTCGTTCTTCTTTCGGGTGCGGGAGTTTCGCTTGTACCATTCCGTGTCCCAGTAGAGCAAGGTCAGATATGCGTTCGGCTCCCGGCGCTCGATACGCTGCCAGAGATCGGGGTCCGTTTCAGCGACGTGCTTCAGGCCGCGGAGGCTGTCGCAGGCGAAGAAGTTGGAGATTCGCAGGGAGTGGCGGTTTTCGCCAGCCTGGTAAATCCACAGATACGCCTCGGGGATATCCAGGTGGTGATCCCGGATGTACATCCACACGTCGTTGTCGGTCCAGTCGTAGATCGGATAGATGGTGTTCGAGCCGGTGATGCCCTGGCGGCCCAGGTTGAGCGTGCTCATGTATTGGAGCCGCTGCAGAGACTCGGCCGCACGGACGCCGGTCATCATAATGCCGTCCTTCGTCACGCGGGGAAGAAAGCCCTGGTAGTTGACGCTGCCGACCTCGGTCATGTAGGGGCTGGACATAATGGCGAACTTCGGGGGCTTGCGCACCCAGACGTCCTCCTTGCCCGGCTCCCATGTGATCCAGCTCTCGTCGTTGGTCAGCATATTGAAGCAGGAGACCTGTTTCAGCGGCAGACAATACCAGTCGAACTTGGCGCCGGCCATGAGATATTTCTTTCGCCAGAACTTCATGGCGTCGATGGAGCAGTCGTAGATTGCCTCCTCGTCGATGAAGATGCAGGTGAGCTGCCGGGCGTCGATCTCCCCACGCTGGATCAGCTGATAGACTACGTCGGCCATGCAGATGGAGTCTTTGCCGCCGGACAGGCTCATGTAGACCTTCACGCCATTGGAGAAGACGTTCTTCACCCGCATAATCGCGGCGTCGACACAGCTCATGGAGCCTTTCGCCCTCTTTACAGCCATACCTTCTCACCGCATTTCGGGCAGACCACGTACTTGCCGACGGGCTGCGCTTCCTCAGTGTGACCGGCATTCATGTCGGGCGCACCGGCGGGCTGGGCTGCGCGCGCTTCCTCCTCCTTCTGGTAGGTCTCAGCTGCGCCGGCCATTTCCGCTTTCTTCTCTTCGGTGATCAGGCCGTAGGAGGACATCATTTCGTCGATCTCCGCCTCATCGGCCACAAGGGAACGAAGGAGCTCGTCGTCGAAGCCGGGCACGTCCAGATCGTCGCCCAGCTCCGCTATGAACTCGTCAAAGGCTTTCATGTCGTCCACGCCCAGGTCGAAGATCCGGTTGTCGGCAAGCATGAGCTTCTTTTTCTCGTTCTCGGTCAGCCCCTCGACCACATAGCAGTCGGCCTCGGTGCGTCCCATGGAGAGCAGCGTTTCATACAGGCCGTTGCCGGCCAGGATGACGCCGTTCTCGTCGACGACAATCGGGCGAATCTGTCCGAACATTTCCACGGAGCGCCGGAACTCTACGAGCTGCTTATCGGTGTGCATGCGCACGTTCTTCTCCGGGCGCTTCAGATCGGAGAGCAGTTTGGTGACAGCTTTCATGCTTTCACCGCCTTCCGCTTCTCGATCAGGTACCAGATGATCGCGGCCAGGATGCCCGCACCGACAAAGTAGATGCGCACCGACGCCATCAGCGTCCACATGCCCATCACGCCCAGCGGGATCAGAACGTGCCATAAAAGAATCAGCCCGAGGTTGACGCCCAAGCCGATCTTTTTGCCGAATGCGATATAGATGCTGTACATGGAGCTGGACAGGGTGGACGTGCCGATGATGGTAATCAGCACCGCCTTGACCACGCTCAGAGCGGGGGTGAACTGCGCCCATGCCAGCAAAAAGGTGATGGCCATATAGATGCCGAAGAACACGCCGCCGAGGGTGAAGGCCAGCTTCGTATTGATGCGCTGCGCGCCGTCCTCGTTCCGCTCGTTGTAGTCCAGGATGCGGAAGAAGTACGGGTACGTGAAGGGACCGGGCAGCAGTAGAATCGCTTTCCAGATGCCGGTTTTCATGTTCTCCGGCTCCAGGCCGAGGCCGATCACGTTGAAGTTGCCCCGGGAATGAATCAGTGCCGCGATCGTCACGGCCACCGCCAGCAGATAGACCACCAGCCAGCCGAAGCCGTCCGTCAGCACGTTGCGAATCATACCGAAGCGAAGCAGGATAATGAGGAAGAATGCCGCCAGCACATAGGCGACAATCGTTCCGCCAGTCTGCCCGATGGGCGTATCTGCGAATACCGTCTGCATTCCATTCATGGAAAGCCACGCCTGGAACACGCACATGACGCCGCAGATCCACATCATCGGCTTGGACTTGAAGACCTCCCGCACCTTCGGGATTTTCAAGACGACCAGGCCGAAGAGGATGCAGGCGAAGGTGTTGCCGAAGACCCAGATCAGCGACGGGATGATCCCGTATGTCTGCGTCATGGCCACGCCGTTCATCAGTGATCCGATGCCCGCCCAGGTCGCGCAAATACTCAGCGCATAGTACAGCAGGGGATTGTGCTTGAACTTTTCTTTGATAGCGATCAACATATCGCTTCCTCCTTTTCGGTTGTGCCCGCTGCCGGTACCGGTGGCGATCCGATGCCCGCCCAGGCCAGACCACGCGCAAGGAGTGAACGCGCGGCCGATGCCTCCTTTCCAAAATAATGACGGCCACCCCGGGAAGGATGGCCGCCTGGCTATGTAGGATTTTACAGGGTACACGATACAGCAGGGAGTGGGAAACCGCAAGTGTCTTGACGTGTCGGCGCGTTTTTCGGCGCTCTCGCGTGTTGCAACGGGTCACAGCGCGTTTTCTTCGTCGGGGCCAACATCTGACCCGCCACCATCCCGGAAGAAGCGATAGCAGGCCGATTTGCCGCTGTTTTCTGTGGTGTACTGCCCGAGGATCTGAGAGCCCTCCTTCCAGGACAGGCCCCGGAGAAAGCGCAGCCGGAAAACAAGGCGCGTCTGATCGTCTTCGATCTCCGCGATAAAGGCCTCGATCGGCGGCTCCTGCTGTGCCAGCTCCGCATTCAGATAGTCGATGCGGGAGGTCAGGTCTGCGATCTCGACCGCGAGATCTCCGACCTTATCCTTCACGCCCGGCGTATGCGGCATTCCTGTGAGCCTGGCCGCGCCCGGCTGGGCGGCTGCCCGAAGAGATACCAGCATCTCCTGTGCCTTCTCCAATTTCTCTCGCAAGAGCAGGTGTTTGTTCAGATCCTCTAACGTCATGTGACCACTCCTATCTTCCGCTTCTCAAATCTCCAAGCTGCATCTGTTCGTATGTTGGCTTCTTCG